TCATAGTGCACTCTTTAGGGTACTCCCTGTTTTAAATATTTTGTGGAATTTAACTTAATAGTTGTAAACTTTAGACTCTTTAGGCTAAAGCAACCAATCCTGTAATTAAAATGTCTCGTATTAGTCATTTCCTAACCGGAGTTACTTATCCTTACGGATGCGGCCGCCCAAGCCCTTTCGATGTCGAACCACGTTCGTGGAACATGCCTTACCGACTTGCTAAAGCGTGTTGCTATCTTGCTAAGCATAATGTCGAACTCCTATCTGGTCAAAACATACGTGACATCCTATCTAAATTTAAAACTTTCTACGAGTGCGTAACCAAATTATGGGCTGATGGCATAACTCTTGAATGTGCCATTGAGACAGTCGTATCTAGTACTAATGGTCTTTACCTTAGGAAGCCTACGTTAAAAGAGATAAGGTATGTTGTTAAACTTTACCTAGAGGCTTTGTTCCTCATTATCACTGTCCCACCCTTGACCCAGGTACAAATAGCTTCTTTGCTGTTTGATTCAATTGCTAGTTACTATGGAATTAAGGCACCTGCTAACAGACATTCCTTCTTTGTTGAAGTCACATCCGATGAGCCAGTGCTTGATACTCGGCGCGAGTTGATGCTTGATGTTGTACCAATACGACGAACAATGTCCAATCACTCACATCCCTCTTCAGCTGCTGAAAGGTCATCTGTCCATGCAGCCATAGTTAACAAGATAGTTGAAGCTGGTTACGAGCCTTTTGATATCTCAATGTCCAAGTCTGCCATCGAACAAGGCTTATCAGGACAGCGATATTTCTACTGGCTGAAAGATTATAAATGTAGTGTCGTTGAACATCCTATACGACACTCGTCTGTGATAGTCATGGTCGATGTCGATTACTATCTTGACATCAATGAGTACATGAAGTACTTCCGCCCCATTGTAATTTACACCTTACAACCACTCACTCTGCGATTTGTAGGCCCTGAGTATAGTTTTCGAGTAGACAAAGGTGAAGTATTCTATGAAGTAAGAGGTGGAGCCAAATACAGTCATAAAATCTGGAACTATTCAACCCATGGAGACACTGTTAGTGTCAGAGACTGGTATGGTAACCAGTGTGTGTTTTCGGTTGAGAAACAACTAGTTGGTAAACCTGACGAAGGATCATCCCGTCATATAATTTACCTTAATCCGATTAGACGTATACCTTGGTTTTGCATTACTGAAAAAGACATGCCTTTAGTTAGACATGACTACACTTTGTCAACTCGACGCCCACTTGTTGAAACACCATCGATAACAACAACTACCACTGAAAAGAAGCCAGATGGTACAGTTAAAACTATAACAAACAAAACAAAACAAAAAGAATCAGTTATAGAAAAGTTGGGCAACTCTTTATGGGATTCCTTTAATTATGGCGTCTCTGAAGGGTTTAACTACATCTTAGATCCTATTGACAACTATATTGAATTGGCTGAATCGAACTCGTTTACATCAATGCGTCTAACCATACCCGAATTTGAATCGTTTCTCACTCGTGCGGAAATTAAACCATTAAAACCCGGTGATATTGAGCTACAGTTGAAGAAACGTTATTCTGAGAAGAAAGGAGAAGCAATGCCATATGAAGAAATAGTTAAAACACCAATCATCGCAAAAATTTTGTCCAACGTCGGAAAAACAGTCAAAGGTAACACCACACCAACAAATTACATACAAATGAAACAGTCAACCACTGTTGAAACTGCCAATCTTGATTCTCAAGTCTTTACTGTGGAAGGAAAAGACATTTTCTTTGAGTCCAAGTTGCCAGGTCAGGTTATCACATCATGTTTGGTGCGTATACCTGCGGTGTTGCCTTCACGAACCAGAAATAACAATCAGGCTTCTATAATGGGAAGGATAAGCGAATTACATAATGATGTTGTCCCAACTGTCTTGAATCATCTTCGTTTCAATTCAGCTGCAACAGAATTTGTACGCTTGATGGTGCCTGAGATTGGACATGGAGTTGAGTATAGTATTGATCAGGTTGTAGCTAAACAAGACAAATGTGCACAACGTCAAAGAATCAATGAAATAATCAATACTTTTTCTGCGGAACCAACTAATCGCTTGACAACATTTATTAAGAACGAAGCTTATGCCAGTGTTAACGATCCTCGGAACATAACAACAATGTCATCCAACTTTACCTTAATTGCATCAAAGATCACATACGCTTTTAAGGATGCCGTACTGAAGCAGCACAAATGGTACGGCCCTGGAAAGACACCGAGTGAGTCTGTTGACTTATTGAGAAATATCTGTGCTAATGGAGCTTGCCTAACTGATTACTCCAGGTATGATGGTCGGGTGAGCAAATGGCTGCAAAATAGGATAGCAAAAGCTGCCTATTTACGTTGGGCCAGTCCTGGAGATACAAAGGAGAATGTGAACCACATGTTCAAAGAAATTTTTAGATTAACAGGAAGAACAGCGGACGGTGAATTGTACTATGCTGGTCATGGTACTAGAAGTGGCAGTCCAATAACAACAGACGCCAATACAATGATTAATGCTTACATTGCGTTTTGTGCTTTACTTTATCTAGGTTATGATAGTAAAACATCTTTTGCCCTGTTGGGATTATACGCGGGTGATGATGGTGTGACACCTTACATCCCCGGAATAGAGACAGCCTTGTACAAAGTTTGTACAGCTCTTGGTATGGTAGTTAAGCTTGAAGTTTCCCCTATTGGTGAAGAAATCAACTACCTTGGTCGTATTTTCCCTAACATTTTGGTATCGGATATATCTTATCAGGACATCAAGAGAACTTTGCCGAAGTTACACATCTCCACAAATCAACAAGTTAAACGAGAAGTGGCTGCTGTTAACAAGGCTTTGGGATACTTGACCACTGATGCGATCACACCGATAATTGGTTCTTGGGCTAAACGGGTCTTAGATCTAAACCCTGATGTTGCTTGTAGGAATTTCCTCAGTGAAGAGTTATTCAAGATCGAGAATGGGGCTTGGCCTCAGCCAACCCAACCCGAGGATCTGGACCTTATAGTTGAGTCAATTTGTAAACACCTTGATATGACTCCTAGCGAACTTGAATGTTTTGATGAAGCTATAAGAACCTCAGATACATTATGTACCCACCTAGACTACTTTGATATAGTATGGGAGAATGAAGTTGAGCATAAGCGTCCAGCTTATCTCAATGGTGAAATAGTGGGAACAGGGCAACCATCATATACAGTAGGACTCACACCAGCTACTAATATAAACCAATGTCAAATCAATCAATTAATCACGCCGCCTCCACCATCGAAAATAAAGAAGGAGAAGGAAAAGAAGAAAAATGCCAGCAACAAGAAGAAACAACAGTCTTCAGGGTCGATCAGCCCGGAGCCAGTCGCTGTGCCATCAACATCAGAGGATTTCCCTCAGATTGCAACTCATTCCAGGAGTGGTACTGGAAGTATTTCATCCTCCTCAGACAAGCAGACGACATCGTCGAGCCCGAAGAGAGAACGAAAACTTTCACCCAAGTCCACCAAGAAGCGATCCGAGAAGTCCAAGGCTTCAAGAACCTTGTCCACGCCCAGTACGTAGACACTCCTTCAGAAATCCAAGACCAGCGAGCAGAGATCAGACTTCACCGGATTTTACGCCAAATGAAGTTCTTCCCGAGTTAGAACAACACCCTAACAACGGATTGCCGCACACACCCGGATCTTGGATCGATGACTTAGAGGAACTCCTGTCTCCAACCAATTAATAGATAGGTTTCAAACAACAGGTACGCGGAACTAAATCAAGAGCTTGTTCCTACGACCCTTTCTTGAGA